TAATAACACCACCTGAGTTAGATATTTGAAATCCATAACTCATGCTAGGTTACCTATCTTAACTCGTAACACCCCACTAGAATCATATACCTTGAGAGTACTGTTAGTAAGTTCCATCCTTGCGCCAGATGTACCACTATTAATTGTTGTGTTACCACTTGGATCAACTACAAACCTATTGTTAATATTTAAAGAGCCAGCTGTAATAGTACCTAGGTTAGCACTGAGAGCACTTAAAGAACCTACTCTAAAGGTAGCTAGGTATGGTGAAGCCCAAGTAGTAATATTTGAGTTAGGATTATACAATCCATCAATCTGAAATAGTACCTCAGTAGCTAACAAGGTTGGGATAGTACCCTGCCAAGTCTCACTTCCACCCCAAGTATTTGCATCAGGAAAAGAGCTTGCACCAAAGGTAGAAAGATTATAAGGCACTGATGCTAATTGATTACTGGTAGACTTAGCATAGGCTACTCTACCTAGAGAACCATCATATGAAATAGTTATTGTTAAGTCAATAGCACCACCCAACTCCATTATAAATAACAGGTCAGGTGCGCTATCCGAGATAACATAATCTAAATAAGAACCATTAACAGTCTTATACCAGAATCTTTTTGTTGTACCAAACCCACCTGATACTTCATACCAAGTGTAGTCTGCTGGTGTAGTTGACTCTGTTGTTGAGTCACTATTATATAAACCAAAGTAAGCTTTATTAGTAGGTAGGTTAGTTAACCCAGTACCTGTATTACTATCAGCATACTTTACATGAATATATCTTCTTAAGTAGCCTACAAACTCACCAGCAGGAGAGTAAGCAGACTCAGCAGTACCTGTTCCTGTAGTTTCTTGTTGGAACACTGATTGCTCATATAGGTATGCGTCTAACTCAGCGTTACCTGTGAATGGTGGATTTAACATTTATCTCCGATCAGCTGGTTTAGCATCTAACCCAAAGGAAGCTAGCCTCCAGTATCCAGATGAAGTAATTCTATAGTTAAGAACACGACCATTAACCCGTGGGTCAACTTTGTAGCCTTGTGACTTCTCATCATTAGGCAGGAAAGTAAAAGTATCTTTTAAGTCAGGAGTATCTACAGAGAGATCAACGTTCTTAACATAATTGTTCTGTCCTAACACTCTTATAGTTATGTTGGCATCAACAGGCACTTGATCAAAGATAGGGTATATAGAGGCTATGATAGTGCTACCCGTGACGTCTCCGGTGTTAAGTTTCTTCTTCTCGATATAAGAATCATAGGCAGCAAGAGCTGTACCATTCCACATCAAGTAACCGTCATTAGAGACCAGTGTCTGGGTAGTGTTAGTGGTCATGTAGATTACGTTCTTACCTGACTGCCAAGCACTGCTAGCATTATTAGGGCCAATGAAAGAGTAAGTAACATTACCTAAGTTTCTTTTAGTCCATGTATTATTTTTATATTGATAGATTAAAGCTTCAGTACAATTAGTTGCACTACCTTTAGGGTAGCAAATCCAAATTTCTTTTCTGGCAGTATCTTTAACTACATGTACTTTATTAATTTGTGCTTGATTTAAATTACTGAAGAAGTATTTCTTAATCCTGAAGTCAGCAATAGACTCGATAGCTCCAGAACCATTATGTAAATAGATATCATTCTTATCAACAACAAAGTGTTTACCATCAAACTCAGTTACACAATCAGTAGATAAGATACCATATGTCTTTGAATAAGGAGATACGTTAGTTGTTTGTTTACCGATAGAAACAATACTAATACTGTCTGAGGAATACACAAACATATTACCACGTAGTTCAGCCATATCTAAGATAGGGCTTGTTGAGCTTAATTCAAACTCATCTGCCGTGTCTGTTGTAGTTCCTGGTTGCCATACAGTTGGGATAGCACCAGTAGCTGCTTGTACTGAAATACGAATAGTACCAGGAGCGTAAGTAATAACTCCACTCTGGTCTAGTGTTAGGTTAGCAGCAACAAGGGAATAGTTAAGAGACCTAATTACTTTAGCAGTAACAGTTAATCCTGAAATATAATTCCAGTTAGGTAGTGGTTGGAAAGAAGAACCAGCACTTAAGTCGTTATACAAACAATATAGTGGGGTTGACTTACCATTATTAATTACAATAGCAAAGCCACCATTAAAGGGTGTACCTTGCCAATCGCTATTTGTGTACTTAGCATCAGCACTACTCAGCATACTGGAGACACTACCGGCAGCATCAATCCTTACTGCATTACCATCCTTAACAAAGATGTTATAGCTCTGATCTGGTCGTTGCCAATGAATACCATAGTTAGGGGCAATAGCAACTACTCTATGGGTTGTTTCACCTGTGATTGTTTCAATAGCTTCGTTATCAAACCTTACATTTGAAACATCAGTGAATGTGTTTAGGGGAACTAACATGGCAGGGATATCCGTGTTTAAACCGCCTCGCCCTAGTTCTTTAATTTGTTCTGCCATGTTACTCCTTTAATTTAAATACCTTCTCTGTAGAACATCTTAACAAGCTGTCCACAAATATCTGATCTTACAACGTCATCTAAACCAAATTCAACAATGGGAATATCAATATCATTTCGTTCACAGATATTAACAAACTTCATAATAGCACTACCACTACCTACGTCACTCTGACTTGCGTCACCTGAGAGAACCATCTTACTATTCTCACCCATACGAGTAGTAATAGCTTTCAGTTCTTCCATAGTAAAGTTCTGAGCTTCTTCTACAAGTACCAGTGATCGTTCAAAGCTACGACCACGAATGACTTCTAGCGGTACCATCTGAATAGCTTTCTTAGCGAATAGATATTCATACTTAGCTGCACCAAGCTGTCTGTTAAGTACGCTTGTTACCGGCATAAGCCAAGGTGCAAGCTTCTCTTCAACAGTTCCTGGGAACATACCCAGTGAAGTGCCTACACCTACGTTAGCTCGTGATAAGATAATATAGTCATACTTACCTGTAAGAAATAGCTGTGCCACCTTAGATGCACTGATAAAGGTTTTACCTGTACCAGCTGGGCCTAAGGCAACTGTAATAGCAAACTCATTGATAGCGTCAAGCAATAGTTGTTGGGTTTTATTCTTTGGTTGAATGTGAAAAGATCTGTCTTGTGAGACTCTATCTTTTTGTTGTCTTTGATTTCTTTTCAATTTTTATCCTATTAGGTACCGATTAAGTTTGTAGTCCAGGTAAGTACACTGTCTTACCATCTTTCTTTACTGCTGTTAGTGCCTGACATTTAAGGTTGGTTGGGTCATAGGATATGTGAACCCATCCACTGTCTGGAACACCAAGAGTATAGAACTCTAAAATTAGTTGTGTGTATTGTAAGTTGTCTTTAATATATTGTGCGAGTACTGCATTAGGAATACCGGCAATCTCGATGTCAGCAGCCTGTCCTTTGCAGTGGTCACTTGTGCGACTACCACCGACAGCTGCATTAACATCGGGACTTCTATAACCACTGTTAACCTTGATACCTACTTTATAATGTTCTCTTAAAGGTTGTAATACCTTCTCAACTAACATTTTTAAATTAGTAATCTCAGTCTCTGTTGGTTCGTTAGGCATTCCTTTACGAAGAGCAGTCTCACTCTTTGTCATTTCATGAAGTGAAAAGTTTAATGATAGATTCATTTGTTATTGTTTTTCATGGCAATAATATTCTCTAATGTTTTACCACCAAAGTATGCTGACATAATAAGCATGCCCCATTGACCAAGTAAGTTTACATAACTCTCTTTAGCATCATAACCAAAGGCGCTCATAAGAGCAAACAGAAAGTATCCTACGAAGATAGCTACAAGGGATAATGGACGAATATTTTTATTCAACCAGCTATCTGTGCTATTATCGGACTGCCATCTCTCTGTTACATTTGTTTGTTCTACTTTATATAGCTCGGTATCATTAGCCATTTTAGCTAGCTCACCATCTTGAGCCATCTTAGCTAAGTCTAATTGTGCTTTGGCTTTAGCTTCAGGGTCAGGAATAAGCTTATCAATAAGTTTACCACCAACCTCCAGTAATGCTGTTAAGGGAAACATATATTACCTATCTGTTAATAGCGCAGGTTCCAGCACATTGCTGTAATGCTTCATATACAAACCACCCAGTAACACCTAGTACTGATAGTGTGACAAGTATAATAAGAAATAGAGTTACTGCTTCATCAATTTCTTTATCGCGTCTTTGTTTGGCTTCGCGCTCTCTGCGAGCGTTATGGGCAGCTTCTTTATCCATGCTTGCTGCACGAGCAACAATCTTCTGCCATACATCCATTTTATTACTCTGGAAGAATAACATTTTAACTTCTTCTTCGAAAGCTCTGGCTTGCTCAATAGCTAACTCAAGCTCGATAGCCTGACCCATTGAGCTGCCTTTAAAGCCTTTAGACTTAGATTGTTGTATTACGGTTATAGCGTCAGACTTAGCTGAGAAAAACTTACCAAGGACAGGTCCAAGACTTTCTAAGTCTTGAACAGTCTTGGCTGCTGTCTTAACTAACTTAACTGCTGTCTGTATTGCTGCAAGTGCGGTGAATGGGTCAATCATTTCTTAGTCTCCTTATCAGGTTGTTTAACCCATGTAATGCACCATACATGTTGTCTGTCATTAGACCAACCCCACCTCTTACATACATGTACAGGTGCGCTGGCATATATAGCAGGAGGTGGTGGAGGTAAAGCGTCCATTAGTGAGCCTTATAATCTTGGATGAATAAGGCAATAGCAGAAATACAAGCAGCTAACCACAGAATAGGCTTCACCGCCTTGGCAATCCACTCAAGAACCGTGAAGGCACCTTGAGCAGCAGCAAAGGCAGCAACCACACCATCTGTGTTTATGCTGATATTATCTACTTTAGATTCAACAGCCACCAGCCTGTCGTAGATTTCTCGGTGGGTTACATCGTGGTCGCTCATTCTGCCGCCTCTGGCGTGTTGCCCTCGGCCAGCCATGCGAGGTAGGCTTGGTAGTCTGTGTTCGCTGGGTCGAAGGGGATGAAGGCGTTGTCGGACAGACGGCGAATGCACGAAGCTGCGCCCAAAGGGCCATCAAAAAGAAGTTGGTACATATTCAAAGCTCCGATGAAGCAAATATAGTTGGGTTTGCCGTGTTGTTGGCCATTAAACGGGTGGCATTGCCAGCAACTAAACCGGAGGCCACGCCAACAGACATGACCAACGCATTTACATCCACTCGTCCGGTGGTAATCGATGTTGCAGTATTGTTTGTGCCGTTTGCGTTTGTCAACGCAAAAGTATTGGCAGCGGAGTAAATAATAGTAGGAGACGCTCGCTTTTTTGTTCTAAATGGAAGTGTTGCGTCTGCTGATATTGATGTTATAACTGCGCCAGCGGCAATTGGCGCAAAGTTGCTAGTGGTAGATTCAATCAACTCGCCGTATCTCTCACACAACCCCAACTCCGTGCCATACGGCCTG